ACGCAGGTATTTCAACAACAGGTTTCGGTGAGTCAATCCTTGGTACAGAAGCCAACACAGTCGTTGCTTCTGGCGATGTACTCACAGTTACAGTTTCAACTGCGGTTGCTGGCGCTCTCGGTTACAACATTTATGTTGGAACTGCGACAGGAAACGCGAACCTCAAGTATCAGGGAACACTTCGTGGCACAGGCACCTTCACAATTCAAGGTGCTGGTACACAGGGTCTCACTGGTAACAACGCAGCACTCACAACAACTGGCGCAGCAGCATCACGTGCGTCAGCAGATACCTCAGCATACGCAACAGGATACGACGGAATTCTTCCAACAGTTCTTGGTGCTAACTCAGGTTTCAACAACGCCATCAACGGAACATTCTCTACATCGAATCCCGGTGCCGAATTCCAGACAGTCTTCGCACGTCTGTACGATTCAGTCAAGGCAGATCCAGATTTGGTTGCCCTCAACGGTAACGATCGTAAGCAACTCTCTGATGCAATCAAGAGCGGCTCAACTGCTAACTATCGTTTGACTATTGATAACCCAGGAAGCGGTGGAACTACATACGGTTCTATCGTTACTGGTCTTCAGAACGAAGTTACAGGTAAGGCAGTAGATCTCGAAGTACACCCATGGTTACCACAGGGCGTAGCACCAGTTCTCTCCTTTACACTTCCTATTCCAGACACTGAGGTTTCAGACGTATGGTCTAACTTCATGGTTCAAGATTACATGGGTATTCAGTGGCCTGTTACACAGTTCGCATACGAATTCTCAACTTACTTCCGAGGAACATTCTTCTGTACTGCTCCAGCATGGAACGGTGCAGTTTCAGGAATTACTTCTGCATAAGTAGGCAGTGGGGGGTGCGTCTTTCGGGGCGCACTCCCTCACTTTACATAAGGAGGCAACATGGCAAAGAAAATGATCGCGCCAGACAAGCGCGTAGCGGAAACAGTAGTAGGCAATAGAAGTTATAAGCCGAATCGTTCTGGTGTTTACACAGTGAGCGATCGTGATGCGAAGGCTATGAAGGCAGAAGGCTTTTTCGAAGCTTCTCTAATGGGAGCGACGACTAATGAAAATCTTGGATACACTTGCACAGGTTGTGGCTTCGGTAGTTGGTTCAAGAAATGCAGTCGTTGCGGCCACGATAACGGCTCAGGGATAAATACAGACGGAGACTAAATGGCGACAGGCATTACACCTCAGAATTCGTTCTTCGAATCTCCTTACATTACTGTCGCCGAATACAAGAACGCACCTACTTCCATCGACTTCGATAATCTCGTAGTCGGCGGTAACGCACAAGCGCAAGACGCAGAATTGGCTAACGCGATCCTACGCGCCTCGTCATTTATGGACGAATACCTCAATCAAAATCTGCGCGCGTCTACACAAGTAGAAACACAACGAGTTCGCATTACTGGGCAAGGCACGATCGCATTACACCCTAATAATAATCCCGTAATTTCATTACAAAGTTTCGAGTATGGCTCTAACCCTAATAGCCTGATAAGTATGCCTGACTGTTCACAAGCTTGGTTCGAGGCACAACAAATCATCATTCCTTTATCTAACATTGCTACGACTTATTCAAGTCAAGGTCCATTGGCATTCGGTCCTTACGGAGCGCCACGCCAGCAAGTTTATGTGAAATACCAATACACATCAGGTTACGTCAATAATCTGATCGCTACTGCGGTTGCTGCTGCTAGTTCCATGACTGTGCAATCGGCTGACGGCATTGTCGCAGGCATGAAGTTCCGAATTTACGACGGAGCGAGCAGCGAGACAGTTACTGTCGCTAGTAACTATACCTACGGCTCTACGACAGTCCCATTGACGGCTGCATTGGCCTTCACACACGCGTCTGGCGTCGCCTTCGGTAATCTGCCCACGACGATTAAACAGGCTTGTATACTCATTACAACGGCGTTTCTGAAGGTGCGCGGCGATCGCTCGCTGACTATGAACATTACGACACAGCCATCTGGCAACATTTCTGGCGGCATGCTCTACGGTGCTGAGATTGATTTGGCGCTTAAAATGCTCGATCTCTACAAGAGAATTCGCTAATGGCAGGGCGCACAGGCGTACGCGCGACGCTATACAACTGGTTAAATACGGGCAACATAGCAGGACTCAACCAAATCTTCACAAGCTTCCCGAAGCGCATCAATTTCCAAGTAAATTCACAAGCAGGGCAATTATCTCGCTCGGCGGTTGTGATCTTTATTCAGAGCGAGCGCGAAACTCGTTTGGCTATCGGTGGCGCGACAAGCGGTTGGAAGCGCGTAGATTATTCAATAGTTTTGCAGGTCTATCAGCACTCGCTAGAGCGCGATTCTGTAGCAGCCATGACTTCATTCGACACACTCATTGACGCCATCAAAGCAAGGCTTCGCGCCGACCATAATTTCGGCGACACGACAGGAACTCTGGTTTGGCAAGGTGCCGAGCCAGTAATCAACTGTACATACGGAGAACCGTCTTCAGTAGAAGGTAGTCCTGCGACGGAAACCTTCGCTGAGATACAATTCGATGTAACAGAGATGATCCAAGCATAGGAGCAACATGAAACACACTAACGAAGGAAGCGACGTACGGGTGTATCCTACGCTTGGCGTCACTCTCGAAGCAGGCGCGTCTTACGATGATACAACTGCTAAAATAAACACGCCCAAAGAACCCGTAATCACATCGTCAGCCTCGTCTGACTCAACTGTAGAAGAGGTGAAATAATGTCAGTACAAGCTTCCGTACGCAGTTACCTTGGCGTTGCCAAAGAAGTAACTAAAGGAACACCAGTAGCACCAACAGACTTTATCCCAGTGATGGCGTCTAGCCTAAAAGCAGTGGACATTATTGATCCACTCTATGACGAAGGACTACGCGGATCGAACGTAAAGAGTTACAACTACATACCGGGGCGCACGCGTTCTACCATCGACTTCGGCGGATCTGTATTCGCAGACACAGTCGGTTATGGAATCGCTGGGCTTCTCGGCGACGTAGCGACAGTAGGTGCTTCTGCTCCATACACACATACAATTTCACTCGAAAACTCAGGTGTCGCGGCTGCAGATGTACAACCAATTGCATACACATTTACAGATTTTTATTCTGCTGCGGTACGCACATACTCTGGCGTACAAATGCACGACTTCACATTGAAGTTCAACGCTGACGGAATGCTCGAATACGACGCAAAGGGAACTGGTTGGGGATCTGCGTCAGCAGCAACTCCAACTCCAAGCTTCTCAACAGTTCTCCCTACTCCTGTATGGCAGGGAACTGTAACTATCGGTGGAACTGCAATTACTAACGCCATGACTGGCGAAATTGCGATGAAGCGTCCAGTTACACCTATCTACGGTATTAGCCAGACGCAAAACCCTTATAATGTGTTCGTCGGTCCTCTCGAAGTAACAGGTAAACTCGAATTCGTAATGGAAGACAACACAGAACTCACTCGTTTCCTTACGAATACTCAGCCATCAATCGTTCTCAACTGGGCATACGGCGCAGGTGCGACGGCGGTACAGATTCAAGCAACTCTCACAAAGGGTGCTTATGTCGCCGCTGCTAGCGATCGTGGCGGAGATTTCGTCAAGATTACTTGCGACATTAACGGACAAGCGAATACAACAGACGCAGGTGCGACGGCAGGATACTCACCAATTAAGTGGGTACTGAAGAACGCAAAGGCTTCTGGCACATACCAGTAATCTTCAAGCAGGTAGGGTAGGTAGAGATCGAACGCCTTCCCGATCTCCCTCCCTACCTGCCCACGATTTGCTAGGATAAGCGGAAGGCAAACCAACGGAAAGGCACATAATGTCTAAATTAGTTAAACTCCCATCAGGCGCGACAGTTACACTCAAAGATCCATCTCTCCTGCGCGTAAAAGATCGCAAAGCCGTAATTATGGCGAGCGATAGCACAGAAGGCGAACTCTCTAAGGCTCTCGTTCTCGGTGATGCCCTGATTGCTATGCTCGTAGAGTCATGGTCATTCGATCTCATTCCTCCTTCGATTAAACTCGAATCACTCGATGAATTAGAAATTCCAGATTACGACGCATTAGTAGAGGCAACCAAAGAAGCGCAAACCAAACTATTTCCTAGTGTCGGCAAGACATTGGAAAATGAACAAGACCCAAAAGCGGATTCCGCCAACTCGAACGATTAAAGTGGTGGCTCAAAGGCGGTGAGCGGCTCTCGGAGTTCGACTACCCTGATGAAGCTTGGTATTACTATCAGTTCGCAGATCGTTTTGGCTGGACGCCAGAACAGGTGGATAATTTACCTGCGGTGTCTGCGGACTGGTTAATAGCCATCGGCAACACGGTAGAAGAAATTAAAGCGGAGAGAGCAGAACAGG